GAGGATTATGTTTGTCAAACCAAAACATCCTACTGCCGCAACAGGCATCTAATATTATTTTTGTTTCACTCATTTCTGTTCCGTTTTACTCTAATTGATTTAAAAATATTCACTACAAACAAATCCCTTTCGCGGGGTAAAGTCTTTAAATTCACAACTTCTAAAAATCCATTTCTTGTCAGCCCATCCCGCCAAGTCTTTTTGCCATTGAGGAATAATTTGTCGTGGGTTATTCAAATCCCGGTATGGCTGTGCATGAGGCAAGAATCTACTTCCTCTATTTCGCCAATGATTGATACGTTCAAATGATTCTTTGAAGTCACTGAGCAGGATACAATAAAAGAAGTATTCGCCTTTGTATCCGTACTTGTCAATCAAAGCTGTAGCACGCTCACATTCAGCAATCTGTCCCGGTGTGTCACAGCCGAACCGTATGCGCTTCATCCATTTTACTCTTGCCAATAGCTGGGCGATGTCGTCTGTTACCAAGCGAGCATCTAAGCCCTGATTGAAGTCTACTCGTACGTCCATGGAGACAATCTTTTCAATTTGTTGTAAACCATAGTCGGATGCAAGTACATTGTTATCCATAAGGATTATGTTTTTGCGACCATTGACAGCTATCTCTTCGATATCCATGTATGGGGTAATCTTACCTTCTTTCTTGGGAACCACACACCACTTGCACCGGTTTGGGCAACCACGTGTGAGGAAACCGTAGGCTGTCTTGCTGTCAATCTGCGGATAGATGGAATAGTCGGGTTGCATCCTGTCAATCTCCATGGGCAGTACCTTTCTGATGTCATATCCCGTGCCACCTTTCTCCACGCAATCGGCATTGGTGATGTATTGCAGATAATCTTCTGTAAAAGAAAACACCTTAGCCATATACACTTTGTCGTAGCGATTGAACGGATTGTACCATTCCACATTATCACCTCTTGCCTTGTGCCATGCACTTATCTTCATCAATGCGAGATTAGGGTAATTACTATCTACTGCCAATAGTCCAATGTTCATTTCTATATCTGTTATGATTCTGATAAATATTTTATTAAACTCTTTTTGTTTCTAAAAAGCCTTTTATCCCATTGTGGATAATTATTTCTTGGTACACTTACACCGTCAGATAGTTTGTAAACCATCAAAAAGCTATGATCCTCATAGGATATTTCAATAGTTATTTTGCCAACGGTGGTATGATATATTTTGTCACCACTTAGGTAACATACACTATCACCTACATTAAACTCTGTGTCTATATTCATATCTATATCTATTTTGAATTATTTTTTTATAACTACCGCCATTGTACTAATAGAAGTGCCACTCTCTTTAAACTCGCCTGCGCTGATTTCAAACACTTCTCCATGTACTTCTTTCAGCCAGTTTCGGAAATCAATACATTTCTTTTCCGAAGCGAATTTCCAGTGTTGGCTAGTTATTGCCGCAAGCGTGCCGCCTTCTTCCAACCGATCATACATAAGCTTTACATGAGCTATATCCTGATTACCGGAAAATGGAGGATTGGCAATAATCTTAGTGTAATGCCCTACACTGTCTTTCGTAAAATCTTCATCAAGCAGTATCACATTTTCCAACGAATGCAAAAACTCTCTGTTTTCCGGCATCAGTTCATAGCATTCCACTGTTACAGAAGGACAAGCTCGATGAATGGCTTTAATGAGAGCACCGCGGCCGGCACTCGGTTCCAGTACCGTATCATTTTCATGTATTCCGCCGGCAAGCATAACCAGCCAGTCCGCCACCTCAGCCGGCGTTTCAAAAAACTGGTATTCCTGCTGAAGATTACAGCGCTTCCCTTTTTTAAGAATTGAGAACACCCTCTCCGGATTGAACGGGAATGTAAACCCTTGAGCCTTTCCACCCTGCCAAGATCCGCCGGCTTCTTCAATCCATTTCTTAGCCTCGGCATACGATTTCTTATTGAACTGCACATTGGGAAGTTTCAACAAACCGTTCTCCAAGGTACAATGCCGCAGTATCTCTTCAACGCTCCAGTTCTTCCCACTGTCAGCTGTACCTTTCTTGCTTTCTTTATTCTCCTCAATGCCTAACAGTCTGTGTAATGATTTTTGTACACCGATAGCAATGGAGGCATTGACTGACATCCACTCCAGTATGGCTGTCAGAAACTCGGTGTCTACATGTCCAGTCTCGTCATAAATGGTTTCCTTGTCAATCAGGGTCGGAAGCTGCTTAAATGGTTCAAGGCTACCATGTAACGTTTCGATTAAAATCTCTTTTTTGCTCGTCATAACTCTTTTGTAAATAAATTCTTGTTGTGTCTACACTCCCATGACCTAAAAGATCAGCCAGTTGAATAACATCTTTGTTTTTTTTCAGGAACATTTTAGCGAAAAAATGACGAAAGGCGTGGGCGTGCATCTTCCTTGAATCAATACCGCAATGTTTTCCCCATGCTTTCAAGTGCTGGGAAAAGCCCCGCTGTGTGATCGGACCGAATCTCCCTACCGCAAAAATCCCGGTTTTACCATGTTCCTTAGCATAAGCCTTCGCTTCTTGCTGTAGCTGTTTTTGAAAGAAAAATCGACGGTACTTGTTACCCTTCCCTCTTAGTGTTACCTCCCCGGATATAATGTCTTCCCACGTGAACTGCTGGAATTCTGACAGACGGGCACCCGTTGTACCCAATACTTTGATAAAAAAGTAGTAATCCTTGTTGTTTTTTGCCTTGAGATATTCCAACAGCCGGTTATATTCCTCCTCGGTCGGCACATTGTTCACATCAAGTTTGCGCTTTATTTTGGGACGCTTCAGTTCTATAGGCTTCTTCAGCCATTTAGAGAATCTTTCAATTGCTGTAATCCGCAAACGGATGGTAGCGGGAGATAATTTTTCTTCTTCAAGACTTTTTATAAACCTCCTGCAATTATCCATGTTTACCTCATTGGCGTATTCGAAATACTTCTTCATGGATGTGTAATATATATAAACTGTATGAGAAGAGTAATCATTGTTGTCAGTCAGCCATATAATGAAATCATTAAGTTGTTTCTTGTTCTTATCCGAAATGACATCAAGTTTTTCCAAAGGTTTCACCGCCTTTTCCCTTTTCCCATATCCGATGTTGAGAAAGGATAATAGATCGCATATAGCTGAACACATTAATGAATGACGCACCATGACATCAGCATTTTCACGTTTGTAATTCAAATAGCCACGGCGGTTCACTTCTTTGGTCATTTCTAAAAAATCCGTGACATGCTTGATATATTTCCCGACAGTATCATAAGTCCTGCCTGTTGTGTATAAGTAAGAAATATAATCAGTTAATATCTTCTGCCTATCATTATTCATAATCTTGTTTAATTAAATTATACCAATCATTGCTATCTTCAAAAAAACATCTGTATCCATTAGCCGTATGTTTGCCTCTCACTTTCCGACATATAGCACTGATCAAAGAAGGAGCCACGCCAATCATCTTACCAGCCATTTGTATCGAAGGGAATACTCCACATAATTTCTCATCCTTTATCAAAACAACGCTCTTTTTATTCATGCCTGCACCAGTCTTATGCCAAGCCCCACGTCCTTTAGACAGATTTTTTATACTTCTGGCCTTGGAACGTTTTGAATGATAAACCATTTTACGACCCTTGTTGTGAGAAACACAACCCTTTAAAAATCGTCCGGTAATAAAGTCTCTCTCAAATCGCTCAGGCGGTATATATAATTCACTCATATCTTTCTTTGATTAATTCAAACCAAGCAGCTTCTTAGTTGTGTCAATGTCTATATAATTTATCCAGCCAGCTTTGTGCAATTCAATAGCAGCTTCTCTGATTGTTATATTACCAGATTCGATTTTTTCTTCTAGTGAATTAAGGATATTCTTAATCCTTAATGCTTTCATCTCAATTGTTTCCATTCTTATTTGTTTTGAACCATTTTCCTGATGTCAGGTAAATGGTAATTATTGCTAATTAAATTCTAATTGTATTATCAGTCAACTGTTAATCAACTTCCACTAAATCACCGTTTTCCAGTCATCAGCAGTTTTCATGATTTTCTAAACAGGTGGCTGAACGCATTATCCAAATCCAAGTCCAGATTCAGTTTGGATGGGAAAGATTTAATGTATTCGTACATCTTATAAGCGAGGTTGTCATCATCACCGCACCTATCAATCAGTGTGAGCAACATGGCGTTCACCATGTCAGAATCATTGCCGAAGTTTTCCTGAGTGGATTCGCTGTAATGATTCACATCACTTTTCAATCTCTTTATCGCGGCTATGGCTGTGTTGAAGTTTCTTTTTGAATCGTGTCTGAGTTCAAAGCCTTCTTTCTTATATTGCTGCTGCATTTCTAGAAGGTTGGTTTCTAAAATGTCCGTGAGGACAAATACGATGTTGGTTATCGTATTCAGTTTGTCTGTTCCTTGCATGATCGTGTATTTTTTAACAATTATTCTATTTGATACAAGCTATTTTAAAGCCGTACAATGAATTTTACTACATGAAAGCATCAACTACAGGCTTTCTTGTTGAAATTCTTGTCACAGGGCAGGGAATGCGGTCTATCGTCCTCTTTCTTCGCCTTATCAATCCATCTTTGAAACTTGGCAGCTACAAGAGGACAGTGGATGCGCAGGTTTCTGTCGCGTTCCGCTTCCCATTCACGTATCTTTATAAGCGTTTCGGTATTCATTGAAATAATGTTTTTTGAATTCTTGATAAAATGTACTTGTTAGCATCATTGTAGAAATTCCTGTCGATCTCAAAACCGTATGCCTTTCTTCCACATTGCGCAGCAGCCAAAAGCGTACTTCCACTTCCAGCTACAGGGTCTATAACTACATCACCCTTATCGGTGAAGATTTCAATCAGTCTACGAAGTAAGGGAATAGGTTTCTGTGTTGGATGTACTTTAGGATTATCATCATCTCTAACCCAGTCGAAGCAGTTGAATATCATCCTTCCATCATTATTGAATTTCGGTAGTTTATCTCTATATAACAACAAACCGTATTCACAATTACCAACAATCTTCATATTGGCTTTTAATACTTGTGCGGAAAAGTTCTTACGGAATACCAACGGAATGTATTTCATTAGCCCGTACTTCTTACCAAGTTCTATGAACATGAACTGCTGTTCGTATTCGCAGAATATTATCATGCAAGGGGATTTACCGGGTTTCTTCGGTTCTTTTACCATCATGTCACTGCAAAAATGCATAAACTCGGCAGGGCGGAATTCATTCTCTGAATTAAAAAACTTTTTCCCTGCAAGATCGCTCTCTCCGTTTTTATTATCCCCATTTTTATACCATGAAGGATTGCTTGCATAAGCATTAGTACCCAAATTATAAGGTACATCCGCTATAATCAATTGTGCTTTAGGTAATTGATAGCTACGAAAATTTTGAAATGAATCTCTATATAGTTCAATATCTTTCATAATTACTTCTTTAAAAAACTATTGCATATTTGCCCATATCTGTCACAAGCACACACTCTATGCCCTTTAGCCTTACAATACGCAGAATTATCCCCAAAGTCTGAGGCATTCTTGCAATTCCGGCATTTGACATATACAATTTCCGGTTTGACTTTCTTTGGCATACTCATGGTGACATCAGCATTTTTCTGGCTTTCTCATCTCCGGATTCCGCCCGACGTTTCATTTCGTTGTACAAAGTCAAAGAAGAATATCCTTCAGGTGGAATAAATTTTCTGTTCTCTATCTCATTCTGCACCCTTTTTCGGTTTATCGCGTCCAGCTCATAATTCCTTTCGGAATTGAACTCCTTGAAGAAAGCATTGCCTATTCTTCTGGCATCAAAGGATGCGAATGAATTATCATACTTCCCAGCCTTGTAGCGTGCAAAAAACAGCATCAGTTCAGAAAGCTTGTAAGCCTTGACCTGTGAGGCAAAGGACTGACAAAAGATTCTTATCCCATCGGCAACGCCCTTTTCTTTGCTGTTGGAAGCTCCGAATATGCCGGACACCTGTATGTCAATCCAATATTCGGAAGAACCATAGCCGTAAAGCGCATCATACTGCATCAGCGATGGACAGTCTGCCATATAAGCTTTTTCCGGGTTCTGAAGGACATACCCCCACTGGACCGGTGAAAATACTCTTTCAACCTCAGAACGGTCTTTCCATTTGGTCAGCCAAGCCTTCTTCGAGGTCTCGCTTATGTTGTTGTAGCAAGCTAAGAGCGTAGGCGTTAGCTTCCTGTTTGTCTGTATAATTGCGCCTATTGTTGTTTCCATTGTTCCGTTGTTTTTCAAGTTCAATTTTCAGCCATCGGGCAAAATGCGATTTTGCATCTTGGGGTGATTTAACAGTTTCTCCCTCGTTTTGGAGCTTCATAAAGAACTTCTCCAAGTAATCATAAAAATCAGGAGGCTCGAAATCCTTATACCCACATAAACGAGTATTCATGCAGACAGCTTCCATCCATGAACTATTCGACTTCAATTCTTCATAGCACTCATCCAACCCTTTTTCAAAAATCCCAGTCGGAATTTCTTCATACGCGCGCGGGGGAGAGAGATAATTATCTTTGTCTTTATCTTTGTCTAATGCGCGTACATTATACTGTAAGGGCTTAGGTTCAACTTTAGGTTCATGGTTAGGTATAAGGTTAGGTACTACTTTAGGTTCAACTTTAGGTGTCAAATTTTGATAGCTAATCTGATACCTTGTTTTATCCCGTTGTCCTTTTCCGCCTGATTTGAATGTGATAAGACCCGCCTGAACTAATCTGTTACGTGCTGATTTCATTGAGTTGACCGACACTCCCACGTCAGATGATACCTTTGTATCACTACGCGTCCAGCTATCCACCCAGCCTAAACGATTCGCTGTTTTTAGCAAGTAAAAATAAAGCCTCGTTTCACAGCAGGTAAATTCCCAGTCTTCGTCAAGAGACCAAAACCTATTTATCAGTTCTATATAAGTCATATATCTTTCAAATAATTATCCACCACTTTAATAAACTCGTCTAATGACCGGACAACAACGTACTTCGCCCCAATACTCTCAAATTCCTTTTGATAAGCTTTCTGATTCTCTGACTGTCTGCCTGTCTTTGCTTTTAATTCAATACCACAAAAGGGATAGAATCTATTTGGTATAAGCAGTATCAAATCAGGGAAGCCAGCACGAACACCCATCTGCTTGAACTTGGAAGCTTCAATAGCATTACGCTTTCCTCCATTGGGAGAATGATGGAGCCTTTTCGTCCATTTAGGGTATTTAAAATCCCAATATTGAATAATAGCCTTTTGAAGCTGATCTTCTAAATGTCTCATTCTCTCTTTTTAATAAAAAGCCCCGAAGCGTATTCTCCGGGGCACAACCATTATTTATTAACCCATGCCATTTATGTGTGGCTCACATTTATGAGGGGCGTAGGGGAATCGAACCCACCAAACCATAATTGGGCAGTGCCAGCAATCATGATTAACTTGCCGATTGAAGCTTCATAAATCAACAAGCCCTTACAACGTATATTGTGCACTTATCCATAATAAGGAACACAGCCAGTGCTTACGCCCCATATTCGCCCACCCTATTTTCACAAACCGAGCAGGCATAAAGTTTATAAGAAAATAAATCTAAAATTATCCTCACCGTCCGGTTCTTCGTCCGGCATATCATTACCGAAATCCATCGGAATGAACCAATCTGAAATAAACTCTTCCATATTAGTCAATTTTTAAGCATTAGGGAACTCTGGTTTAACATCTGGATTTGCTTTATAAGGATAAACATCCATAATAGCAGTTTCTGCTACCGAAGCAATAACGTAGTCTGCCATTGTGCCTTTCATTCCTTCATCCAGTTTTTTGACTGCATCTCTCAAATCGGCTGCTTGAACAAGAATGTTTGTGGATGTTTTCTTTTCCGCACCAGTTTTTTCATCCAATGTGATAAAGTATAACTTGCATTTAAAATACCTGTCAGCCGATTCTTCATCTGAGAAAAATATCTCAGAATAGTTGGCACGTTTTATGTCAGAAACAGTAAACTCACCGCTGATAAACGGTGTCATTTCCTCAATACATCTTCCTTCGCTTTCTGTAAAAGATAAAGAATCAAATAAATAGGGTTCCGTTACTTTCTTGTTCATGCCGTTTTCCATTACTTTCTCGTATCGAATCTTTACCTCAAACCATGTGTGCATCATAATCATTCCTCCTTTGTCTTGTTACGTTCCTTAATCATTGCATCAGCTATTTGGTAAGCTGTTTTAGCCTGTCCTTCATGATTGTAGTTTATAACACTTTCTTCTTCGGATGGGAAAAACAATGTTACAACTCTGTTCCATAAAGTTCTCCTGCGCTTTGCTGTCATCATCATGCACTTCATTGCTTCAAGCGCAATATGATCCCGCGAAATATTCGATTCCATAATTTTATTACTTTAATTGATTAATAACTTGTCTTTTGATTTTCTTGTACAACTTCCCGACAAAACGTCCATGCTTCTCTGTTCCGTCATCGGGCAACTCGTTTTTATAAATATGAAGAAGTAACTGGATGAGAAGCACTTCTTGTTTTGTCAAAGTAAGTTTCATTTAAATATAAAATTTGTTTTGTTCGACCTCTATCTCCATTAACTGAATCAAACGTTCTTCTTCTGGAGAAGGAATATATATACCTTGGGCACCTGCGAAATTTCTGAATCTCTCAATAGTCATACTCATTTCAGCACTGTCAAGGTCGGCAGAACTTCGCAAGTACTTTATCCTACCCAAAAACTTATCTTCCCTCTCACGAACGAAAGTGTCTTTGTTGCACAGAATCTTGTAATAGTTCCGCTTTACATATTCCATCGTTTCACCGATTTGGCAACCGAAATAAGCAAGGCAGACATGGAGGTATTTGTTCTGATTTAAAGATCTTTGCGGTTTCTTTTCCGTCAATTCAAACACCTTCTGTTCCTTTATCAACTTCTCCAGCTTCGCTCTTGCCTGCTGGACGTGGAGAGGATTAGAGCCATCGTACTTCATCAGAATGGCAAATCTAAATCATCATCCGACACGCTTGGTGCATTATTTATATCCTCTGGGGTGGGTGATGTATTCTGAGGTACAAACTCTTTGAAATCTCCAAAAATATATTGCACTCCTTCTACCCGTTCCTCTCTTTTAGGAGAACAAGTGATGAAATGCGTATGCCCGAACTGGGATTTCTCTTTGCGCTCGATAACAGCCACATTCACATAGATTCTTTCAACTCCGTCTTTACACTTAATTTTCTTCATCTGCTCACGAGGTATATCAGAGAGACAGATAGAACCACTTAAAATTGCCATAATTATATTGTTTTTAATGTTACACTTCCAACTACTGGAATCTCTTTTAAATATTTCTTATACAAATCAGGATAATCTTTCTCAAACGCCTTCTTGTCGAAATCCTTTCTGATAGTGTCCTTTTTGCGAGTAAATGATATGATATCACCTTTCCAACTATATTCACCGGCTTCTACCATAGCCATCATAACGCCATCAGTTATTTCTTTCTTTTTATCGGACCAATATTTTGCCTGTGATACAATTTCCTGTATTGTCCTCTCCATCTTTCGGTACTCTCCAGGAAGAGTAACAGGGGATATGGAATAGGGATTCACAAACTGTCTGCCTTCCGAATCACATTTCAACAGATTTATTACAATTTCTGATGGTATTCTCTCGACTTCTACTATTTCATGGTTTTTACCTCTCAACCATATACCTATAAGCCTTACCGCATTGCATCCCGGATTCTGCAACTCAAAAAAGTATGCATATATACTCAACTGCCATCTTACAGATTCCTTGTCAAGCACGTAAGTGGTCTTTATATCACCTAAAGTAAAATCCGTATCATTTTCGCGATAAACCTTGTCGATACAGCTTGCATAGTGCTCATTGTCAGATACAAGATATTCGGAACATTCGTACCTCAATCCCCAATCATCTTTCAGTTCCTTGTATCCTTGTGCTTCATCGCTGTCATGAGTTATCCCCATATCATCGACAAGTTCGCAGATACTATGGATCATAGTACCTCTTTCAGCCGCTTTCCTTAACACGTCTTCGGGAACATCACGGTATTTATCGGGGAAAAGCTGTCTGCCTATCACGGAAGTAATACCACTTAGTTCCTTATCCCCTAGCATATAAGTATGTTCATCGGGATTGAAAACGACTTGTGATTTGATTAGTTTCATTTCAGTTCTCCTTTCCTTCTTGTCACCGCTTCAACAAAACGTTTGTCACTCTGTAATTCCTTATAATTTCCCCATACTACCTGTAATGTCTCGATTGACAGGCTTGATCTTACTTCCTGCAATGCCATCGCAAGGAAATCCGTTTCCTCAGGTGTTGTACTATCAGGGTCCTTTTGCTCTTCTGTAGGAATCAGGAACAATTGAAGCAAAGAATATTTCAACGCTATGCTCATTGCTTTATTCATTCCTTTATCGCCTGCGTCCATTGCTTCACCCACATTTACAGTTTCCACAAAGCTGCCATCAGTGGTCATATACCTAAACTTTATCGTAGCCCTTGTAAATGTGTTCGTACCGCCGGATTTCGTTATCCTGTTCTCCGTTGTGAAGTTCTGCACTTCCTGTAGTATGAACACCTCATTTTTTGAGAATAATTCATGAAGTTCGTTCATAACGTTGTCAATCCCACGGAATTTGAATCCCTGTTGCTGGTTCTTCTCCGATTTGGTGATAGCCTTTGTCTCTTTGAGGATATTGGCTATCTTACTGTATATTAACTGTTCACTCATTATAAAATTATTATTTACCAACGCAAAAAAGGCAGGTCCGCAGTCCTTACAAAGTTCCGCTTCCTGCCATGATATCTCTCCGATTCTTCAAGTTCGTTTTCAAGAGAATCGATTTCTTCATTAAGCAAGGATATATATTTACCTTTACAGTCAGCATTGAATGTGAGCCTTACCGATTCCTCACTCATTGACTGGACTATATCAAGCTCTGAATAAAGTTTTTCCAATTCATCGCTTATCTGGCTTATAGTTCTCATACCTTTTCAAGAAATTGGATCGGCAACGAGCATACACCTTTCATATTAGGATATTTGACATCAGCATATCCGTTAGCGATATAAACTATTGTACCTGTCAACGTATCACCTATCTCACGTACTTTATCACCTTTCTTCATAACCATTTTATTTTAAGTTCAACTTTAACCGGAGGATTCTCCATCTTGGAAAATCCGTCAAGAATCTGCTCTTTAAGAAGTTTGGGAGGTCTGTCAGTAATCTTACTATCCAATACAGACAGTTCCTCACGTTCACCGTCATAAAACACAAGCGTTACGCCTTGAACTATGTATGGATTCATGGCAGTTTGGTATAAGTAAGATTTACACCGATACATTCATGTGTCGCACGGATACTGTTACGGTATTTTTCCAAATCATCCACCATAACAGGCATGAACAATTTTACAGTATCCCTGCCACCGCTGGCATACACAAGCTGGCAACTTGTTATTTGATATTTCTTTTCCATGATATTTATATTATTGCGGCAATGGTTTCCAAAAATCAATGTCCCATGCCCGGTTAGTATTTCCACATATCCAAATGTTCTTCTTATGCTCACTATCGAATACCAACATCCCGGTATTCACAAATTTCCCGGAACTCTTTACAAGCACTCTTGTGTCTAATGGTGGAGGATCTTTTTCTGCATTCCTCCATTTCATGGATTCCAAAACAAATTGAGCACCTTTCTCAAAATCCACTGATGCTGTCTTTTTATGGGTAAGCCCTCGTATACCATCCGCATACTCCTTGGCTTTCATTTTTATAATATCTTTATTCATGATAACTTAACTTGTTTCCAATTAAAAAGCTCCTGCTATCTTCACAGACTACAGGAGCAAAACCTAAACGACTTAATCTATCACTTATGATAACTTACAGCCACCGTCAGCGGAATCGGACCGCCATACTATCCGTTAAATGAAAGTAGAGATTAGAACAGATAATTATTTATGTTTATTACCTTAGACAGTACCAACCATGGACGGTGAAATTCCGTACCTATATTCACATACAGGCACGGACAGACAACATTAACTTTATGAAATAACAAAAAAACTAGATGAAAAAATCATTCATATTCCTTTAACTCTCTGTATGTCATTACCACCAATCTCACACACAATAATGAGATAATGGAAAATATAATCACCGATACGGATTTTATAGGACTTTCCGTAACTATCGCACCATAAATCATTCCTAAAGAACATAGTGCGGCAAATATAGACAGGATAAAATTAGCTGTTTTCATAATACGCATTTTTATATTGTTCCCCTCAACGGCTTAAACCAGTTGTTACCCCGAATCTTACGGGAGGGGAAGGATTTATTATGTAGCAAAATGAAGAAAGTCCATTTTACCTCAAGCGTGGTACGGTCGCCCTTCACCGCCGTTTACTTTATACCGATTAAAGGACTATATCGGACGCTTGTCTTTATAGCATCATTCCAATTTCTTGGAACGTAAACCCAATTCAACTTCGTGGCTTTACCACCATCAGACATTTACAACCATTCGACCGTTATCGTCTTATCTTCGGTTGCTATCGGTGTCAATTCCGTTCCACTTGCACCCACCACTATCCACCATCACTGGCTTCGCTTACGTGCCTTCGCAGAAATACATCTTTTTATCGTACCAATATGTCAAAGAACTTTGAACAGTTCCCCTCAACGGCTTAAACCGGTTGTCACCCCGAATCTTACGGGAGGGGATATATTTATTTATCTGTTGAGAAATAAGACAATTGTTTTTTTAGATAACTTATACGATCACATTCCATATCACATATTTGACTACCTTGTTTTTGGTTGTGAGGATAATGCTTACATTTCCCCCTTTGGAAACAAGGACATAACTGTTGGTATACTTTCACAGCTCTTTCTTCTATCTCCTTGGATGCAATACTAATAGCTTCCAGCGCATCAGCTTTAAAAATCAACGGTTCTACCGGATTACCAAGCTGGTAGCATTTATTATTTATAAAATCGGTTGCTTTGCTCATTTTTTATTTATCTAATAAGTATTTATTTACATCTCGTTTAGAGAAATACAACAGTTTACCCTTTTTAGTATATGGGATAGTACCATCATGAACGCGTTTTCTTAAAGCTCCTTGAGATATTCCTAGATATTCTGCGCATCTAGCAGAATTCATTACAGAATCATTCTGTTTTCCCGTCACTTCTGCAAATCTTTCCGTGAGCATATTCATTTCTGTTCTTGTCATCATAACCCTTGAATATTTATATTTTCACTCTGATAATGGATTCTGCACCACCATAATTCTTTATCGCCTCTTCCCTTATTCTTACTGCAAGTTCAGTGTTGATAATGTACTTTAAAGCTCTGCGTACTGTTTCACCGCTAACCCCGAAATGAGATGCGATGTGTTTCTGTGCACCTTGTGGAACGATTATCCGTGGGATTTCTTTGGTTCTTCCTATTTTATTCATATATTTGTATATTAATTATTGCCGTTGCGAAATAAAACTGTATTCAGTTCGTTTTCACATTGCAAAGATATAGTAATTACTATTGCTGGCAAATATATTATAGTAAAAACTATATAAAAGGCTATTATTTAGATCATATTCTAAATAATATAATACATAAAAAGCTGAATATAAGAAAGATAAGATTACGCGATAAAAAAAGGAGGTAATATGATTGACATTCAACATTCAAACGAACGCAACTTTTGTGGGGCTATAACTCCTAAGGAAAAGGATAAAATAATGAAAGCGATCCTTGATATGGCGGCTCATGAAAGAAAAACATTCTGTTTTACTCCTAATGATGTTCCCAATTTAAGAATTAATGGGAAACAATTTGAAATGGTGATTATGGACTTCTTTGAAAAAGGATACATAATAAAAGAAAATATTTCTCAATATTGGGATTGTAGTGATATATATCCTACTTGCAAGCTATATGAAATAGCCCAATTCGGAGGATTCAAAGCCGCGTATGAAATAAAGAAAGCTAATATTCAAAAAATGAGCTTGGAACTTGAAATAATGGGGAAAAAACTAGAAAGTGATTTCCCCGAAGAGGCTAACAAATGTATTGAGTTTGCACAAACAATTGCATCATTGTTTGTTTCGCTGAATAGCATAATTGGGATGATAGATACTACTCCCGAATAAGCCATACTCCAACTCCGTATAGATAGTACGGTTATCCGGAAAGCATTGACGGGTTTTGGTTTCATATAATATCTCGCCTGTTACCCTGTCTGTGATAGTCCTTATCCAATACTTATCCTTACGGAATAAAGATATATTCAAGCTGTAACGGAAGCCCGGATCTACACGAACCTCGTTTTCATTCATGTAGTCCACGACTTTAGTAATACAGTCGGAGATTTCGGGAGGAAATTTACCTTGCTCAGAAGCACCTAAAAGGAACTTTATTACATTCCCATCGCTTAGTTTGGAAATGTTTTGCAAAAGATCTGAATTGAACTCTTTATTCATAAATATAAAATTTAAAAAGAGAACCCACGTTACTGCAACCAACGCGAATCCTCTTTTGATATATTAAACGCCATGCCAGGCAAGTTTAAACATTTGTAAGTAACAGTTGCAGTGTTACAACACAAAGATAGTAATTACTATGTTAATATGAAAGCGAAAGATATTATTAACCAACTTTTAGAATCTAAAAGTATAAAAGCAGGTCCTTTTGCCAAAGAAATAGGAGTTCATCCTACTCAAATATATGACCTGCAAAGTGAAAAAATAAAGAAGATATCAGCATCAATTGCTAGTAAAATAGTAAATAGATACCCAGAATACGATCCTATTTGGCTTCTTACAGGAGAGGGCGAGATGCTTAAATCTGAGCCAGCATCACTTGATTTAGAATCAAAAACGAATAAAACATCCGCGCCACATCAAATTGAAACAAAAAATATTAACATAGATTTACATGGAGAACAAATAGACAGCAAAAGGACTATCGAAGTCCTTATAAAAGTAATAGAAACATACCAAACACGTATGGATGACTTACTAAATGTTATCGAAGTGCTTAAAAATGAAAACACCGAATTGAAAGAACAGTTACAAAAACCAAATGTAAGCTAAACAAATGAACATCTTATCATGTTTTTTAAGGAGATTAAAAACCTTAGACATGAACAATGATATAATACACAAATTAGAAGACATTGCCATTAAGATGAACAACCAACATGATAGATTAGAAAGACTTCTTTTCGGAGTTGAGTTAAATCTAATTACATGCAATAAAATAGAGCCAGAAAAGAATAATATTCATAAAACGATTAGTCTTAATAAAAAATAGATATTATGGAAAAAGTATTGCTAATATCTTTATTACTTATTGGAGTAATATCCAGTTGTAGTAATAACGAAGATAACATTCCCGTAGATGATTATTTAACAACTAATGAATGGAAATTATTAGCCCAAGATTCAACGCATATATATTATGCATCAATAAATAATGAATCTAAAAAGCGGCTGGTAAAAGAAAGAAGAAGTGATAATAAGATTATATGGGAGAAAGATATGATAATTCCTGATCCAGTAGATATATATTTAGGATATGGAGAATACAAAACAGTAGCTTTTGAGCCATCTTCAGGATATCCTTTTTTTGACAATGATAATTTATTATTGTGTAAATGGTCTGGTTTTGTTAATATTTCAATGATGTTAAAATGCTCAGCCGAGTGTATTGCCATTTATAATCTGAATGGGGATCTTATATCTACTAAATATATATGTAATGACGGAGCATATAATTGCGATTACGAAAATGCAGCTATAAGATATGGGGATTCTATTATAATAGGGAAAAATAACGGATATTTTATTATTGACAAGAGCGGAAATATAATAGAAGAAAATAACCATATACATCTAGCTGGGTTTGGTAGTCCTGACGCTATTTTGGGAAGAAAATATGTGCTAGTCGATTGGGATGACGGGAGGACTTCTTATGACGGTATGTCAATATTTGACCTTGACAAAGGAAGAACAGATATAAATCTATATAGCTATATCAATCATAAATATAAAAAGCCTTCTAAACTCAATTATACAAACATATCTACTAGTGGAAATAAAATGGTTATTTCGTTAAAAATTATATTTTATGACAATACCACTACAGACGAAAAAATTATCGTTGATATTGATTTGGGAGAAATTATAGAATAACGTCATTAATCTAATATTCTAAGCAAAACATTATGTTTTAACTCCTATCTAACAATCAATGGTAAACTGTATGAAAAAGTAATATGATACGCTATACAATCTTGTTAAAAATAGGTGGATTTTTTAACTTAAAAACGGAATTTGTCGGTATCACAAAAACATAAAAAAAGCCTTCTACAGGGCTCAGAAACGAGTTGAATATTTTTACTATGTGATACCAATGGCAAAAAACAACGCTTAATCAGTTGATTATAAATAATTTGTTAGATTCCCGGTTTCGGCTCAAGGGGGGTCAAAATGCCCCCTTTTTTTATTTTACGCCAATAGGCTATAAATCAATATTTTACAAATCTAATCGACTGATCTTCAACGTGTTTAAGTAATCTTACTAATGATTACTGCCGTTACTGTGCATTACTTATCATTACACTGTTGAACTATTTGTGATACCAATTTGTTCCTGGTATCACAGCTGGTATCACACTTGGTATCACATTTACCATAATTAACAAATTATAAACTAAAAAGAAACAGTATGGAAACATGGAAAATCAAGCCGGTATTCGACAGAAAAAAGAAAGCAACACCGGAGAAATCAGCTAAGGTTGAAATTGAAATTAAATTCTCACGTACAGAAAGGAAATGGATCTCAACAGACATTGAACTGTATTCAAACCAATGGGATGGAGAATTTGTGGTACGTCACGCTAAATTCAAACAATTAAATAAAGCAATAACCCAATATGTAAAAAAGTTTGATGATATTATCAAAAATATAAGAAAAGAAGGAAAAGACATCAATCTAAAAAACTTTAATATTTTTTATAACGAAAAACACGTAAAGTCTAAATCGTCATTTTTAGATTTCGCTTATGACGAGTTACAAAGAAGGGATCTTAAATGGTCAACCAAACGAGCGCACCTTATAGCACTGGAAGCTCTAAAACGCTCCGGAGTAATTAAAACATTTGACGATATCACTCCTGAAAATATAGCTTTATTTGACAGGTTTATAAGAAGAGAAGATCCAACAAGAGGACAGACAACAATACATGGATACCATAAGAGAATAAAACCTTATATTAATGAAGCGCTTCGGCTTGGACTTATCGAGGACACACCTTACAGGGTATTCAAAGATAAACATGGTAGATATAAAACAAGACAGCCTCTCACAATGGACGAACTGCAATCTATCCGCAATATAGAGTTGAATGATCGACAATTACAAAAAGTACGTGACCAGTTTATATTTCAATGCTATACCGGCTTATCATGGGTTGACTTATACATGTTTGATTATGACAGATGTACTGTAGAACATAACGGAGTTGCATATATAGACGGAGAACGTATCAAGACCGGAACCAAATTTTACACACCTATACTTACTCCAGCAATGGAAATATTAAAAAAATACGATTATAAATTTACAGTCCCTACTGTACAGTCATTTAACAGAAGCCTTAAAATCATAGCTGAACTTATCGGCTTAAAAAAGCCCTTAACCAGTCACATAGCCCGGCATACATTCGCTACCACTGTTGTTTTAGCAAATGACGTACCTATCGAAACGTTGTCTAAGATGCTAGGGCACACAAAGGTTTCAGTCACACAAGTTTATGCAAAAATTCTAAATAGTTCAGTAGAAAAACATGCGGAAAAATTAAACAGTATTATATAAATCCATCCGTTGTGCTTATGAGTTATCGCTTTTAGTTCATAGGCACAACGATATCACCCTTGCCAACACGACAAGAGGTATCAGCCTGTATATCCACCTCTCTATACGTTCCATCGCATCACAGCAAGTAAACGACAAAAATACCAGTGAGGCACATCATCAGCATGTTCAAGCAATATGTTCAACTTATCTTTTTTCATATATAAACATAAAAAAGCGGTAAAACCGTTGGGAATTACCGCTTAATGTTAAATAGTTACTTTATTTTGCGTTTTTGAATATTTAATTTTATCTTTGCGCCATGAAGATAGCCCTTGATACATTGAAAGGCTACGTTGACCGTAGCTCACTAGTGTAGATGTATGGGGGTTATCTTTTTTTTGCACCTTTAGATTGGTTCATATCCCTATTATAGTTGCTAGGTTTAAAACTCCAATGGCTATATGGATAGTCCCATCTATCAGATGGGTAAGAAATACCTGTGCTTTCTCCTATATTAAAATTAGGGCGTAATATCCTTATTCTTTTACTTATACGCTTAAAAAGAAGTTCTTTTAATTTGGTTCTATTTCCTCTTTTATTCGTTATCGGGTCTTTGATTTTATGTTTATTGTTTAATCTAAAGCAAATAGAGCCTAATACCAAGTCCATTAATTGAAGTGGTATATGTTTTTTTGAATTAACTTCTTGAATATCTCCATATCGTAATTTTATTTTTGCTTCCTTAAAACCTGAATCATTATTCAGTCTATACAAGTATTCTTCAAATTTGGCTTTATCTGGTCCTTTCATTGGAATGTCATCAATAAACAATTTCAATGTTATGTCTTCTTTTGTCTGATTAGAATATTGCAATCCAAAAGAATGTTTTATAAACTGATAATATAAAAACGAGAATCCATTGCGTTTGTGCTCACTCGTTAATCCTACTGGGACGTATTGATTATTTCTAAAGAATATACGAATCTTTATTAAGTCGTTTTCGAGCAAATCAAATATGAAATCAACCAGTGAACAATATTTTTCATACGTATACTGATTCACTTTCTGCCACTTGATTTCTTCGTTGGTAAGCCCCAATTCTTCAACTTTGTATTTCATCATCTGCAATACATTGCCGAAATCCTTAGATTTTATAAGAATACCTCCATAGAAATTTGAGTAGAACTCTCCTTCCTTATCACTTTCGTCAAACCATATATAGTACGTCATACTTTTACATATATTATTTTGCAAAGAAAACAAATTACTGCTATACTATATATGAATCTCTATTTTTTAACAATTAAATCGGTAATTCCAACAAGTCAAAGAACGCTTCTGTTCGATTATTATTTTTCCAGTCCTTTTCTGCAATGTTCACATAAGAACTTTTTGGCTACAGGGAACATCTTTTGACCGACATATCCACTGAGATATTGCGCTTCCTCTCCATAAGGATCAATCCCGAAAGCCTTGGAGATATGCCGGCACAAATGACCTTTTTCGTGGTCCCACGAATTTTGAAACTCTTCGGGGGTAGAGGTTAGTGAGATAACCATTACTGTCTCTCTTCTCCTGTAGTCCGAATAGGTTAGACCGGTATTCATTCTGCCTTCGGTCAGATTGCGATACGCACGCTTGAGGGAATCCCCCCTGCATCCTATACGGTACAGGTCCATAATGATCCGATCCGCCCAATAGGTGTGTACCGCATAATACACTTTGACGTGCCAGTCCCCATATTTCGGTATGTAGAACTCCTGAATAATCATATCACATCCGACCAGATTACAGGAATCCCTTTACCTATACAGGTGGCAAAGAACTCGTCAAACGCCCTGCAAGGATCGCCATCAATATCATCAAGGTAGCATTTTATATGCTTGCATAAGTGAGCCTCGTCAACCAATGATTTTTTATAGAAATCCGCTTTCAGCATGTTTGCGACATAAGCAACGTCATAACCCTTGTCGTGCTCAATGGTAATTCCGTTCGCTTTCAGCATATCGTCCACTTCATCTTTGCTCCACGGCTCCAGCTTTTTCTCTTTGCCCGTGGCTTCGTCTTTCACCTTCATTTTTGAAACGGCCCATTCATAAAGTTTCTTGCTGAAATGAAAACCGTATGCTTCCAGATATTCCCTCATGCCCGATGGAAATCTGCTGTATGTATCCAATCTCTGTTCCATAACCTTTATTTAAAAAGAGGGGCATTCCACCCCTCCACCATTAATAAAACTCACCGTTAGCGCGTCTGCGTCTGCGTTCGCCCATGTCATCCATACGCGGATATTCAGGAAAGTATCCGGGGTATCTGCGTTCATCCATGCCGGATGAGCTTCCACCACCTGAATAACTTCTTCCACCATCACGGAAACCCATTTCTCCGCGCATTTCTCTCATGGCTTTTTCGTAACCTTTGCGGCAGCCTTCCTTATAGGCTTCCTCCACCTCGTCACCTCTCATACCGAAGCCGCGTCCGTAATCGTCACGCCCTTCTTCTAATATTTCCCACATTCCCATAATCATTTCTTTGTTTTGGATGTTTCAACCACTCCGAGCTGTTCCATGAGCCGTTTGTTCAAATCCATAAGGTCAGACATATTCTTGCTCATTTCCGCCATTTGCCCTTTCAGAGAGGATATTTCCTGCTCCTGACGTTGTTTCTCGGCAAATTCAGGGTTCAAGAGCGTAAGCATCTTGTCACACCCTGCAATGACGGAATTGTGGAAGTCCATGCTGTTGATGATGTCTATGCTTTTCTGTTTCATAGAAGCGACCTCGTTATTCATAGCATCACGCGAGCATGACACTACGATATTCCCGTTCTGTCCGAAGTCGGCTATATCCATGCCGGCAGGAAGATTTTGGAATGTCGTGTTCTGCCCGTTGATGCAGACAACAACATCCACAACCATTTCCATTTGGGGCAACTGTCCCATAGGGGATGCCATAGGATATTTCGGCTTGGGAGCGGAAACGCTGACCACCGGACCGTATTCGATAAACGGGTTAGCATCCTTATGAAGTATATACAATTGGTTATTGGTACGAAGTGATTGAAACATGATTGTTTAATTTTAAGGAGTGTGGTTATTCCCATTTTGGGAACCACCACAAAACTCCATGTTGATTATTACTTGCTCCGTAAAGAAGCGGTTTCTACTGTAGGAGCCGGAGCCGTTGTCGGTCTGTACCCTCCATTAACAAGATACAATTCGTTGGTGTACTTGTTATAATGAATCTCATAGATGCCGGTTCCAGCCAAGTTTGCAACAGTCACAGGCTCATTGTTATAAGCCATCAACGGTCTTGTGTCCCCATTAGTTCCTATCAATATCGGAAGTGTAGCAGTCGTACCGGCAGGTATAGCTTGTCGGAGACTGATATAGAATCCCCCAACATAATCCCTGTTACGGAACGCATGGTTAGGGAGTTCAAGAGTAACATTCTCCGTACCGACTGTCACAGCCACCGTAGGAAGAGTATTGAAGTTTGCTCTTCCGATTGATGGGAATGGGAATCCTGTAAAAAAGTTAGGCCACATATCTACCTCCTTTCTTACCGGATTAACCCCAGTAGTTGTTGCAACCACATCCACTACGTCCGTATACAGCGTCACCCATATATGCACCGTAGGCGGCTGCACGGAAACAATCTGTATTAATAGCGGTTAAATTGGGGTATTGAACACTCACAGTATTGGGGAGCTTGCATTTGATTCCATCAACATCGCTTTGTAATGCCTGCAATCCGGCTGCCAAAGGAGCAATCTGTTGTCCTACTGCACTCAGGATAGTGGCGTTCTGATTACGCTGGGATATTTCGGCTGTTAAAGTAGCCTTTTCCGCAGTAAGAGATGCGATCTTGTCCTGCAATGCCTGATTTTGGATTGCATCAAGTTTAGCAAGGATAGCATTCGTGTTGGCAGTAGCACCGTCACGCAATGACAATGTGTTTTGGTTAGCAGTGTTGATTAATGCGTTAGTTTGGTTGCACATTGCAAGCTGACTCTCGTATCCTTGTGTGGTTACAAGCTGTTTCATATCGCAGCAACAGCTACAGATCTGAGATGTCAGAGCGTTGTTCCCTTGCATAATCGCAGTCAGGATACTGTTGGTGTTCTGACCCATTTGGTTACCGAGACCGCAGATTGCCTGTGATACAGAGTTAATACCGGCAAGGATTTGGTCTGAAGAGGTGTTAACAGCTTGGGCTAATGATGCAATGTCCACACCGTTCCGGTTAAGTGTCTGCATGATCATTTCTCTTCCTTCATCGGCACCCTTATTGTTGTTGCCACCGAATCCAAAGTTTCCGTTACCGAAGATGGCTGCAATCACAATCAATGCAATGATGTCCTGAAAACCTCCATTGTTTCCGAAAAAGCCGCCGTTTCCATTTCCTCCCATCAGCCCCATCAGATAGCCTGTGTCAATTCCACGGCTCTGCAAGGACGGAAGAATGGACGCAAGCAGACCATTGTTTGCTCCGGTTCCACCGTCTTGGTTAAAAACATAAGTTCGTTCCATAAGTATTTGTATTTTGTATCCCGGTCAAAATCGACCGTTCACAAAAGTATATATATCATATCTCATGAGGAATCAGTTGTTTCCCAACAAATTCTTTATATTATCCCAATATATTCTCATCATTTTTTCACTTTTTAGACGTATATGAAAATTTGATATCATATAGTTCACTGAACGCTTAGTTTTATGAATGAGAGAAGAAATCTGAGATGGATAAAATCCTTTTTCGTATAGAATATATACAAGGATATATCTAGCGTTAACAATCTCTGTGACACGGTTGTCACTTACTATTAATTCGGTAGGTATTTCTGTTCCTTTAGAAACAAGAGCTATTATTTTGGCAAAAATTTCAGACTTACACATTGTGGTTTAAATTTTTGTTGTATTTTTGCCTTGCCAATCAAATACAATCATGACAAAAGCATACGTAGGAAATAAGTAAGGATATTACTACCCCTGACACTTACCTATGTATGCTTTTGTATGCTTTAAAGTTTGATTGGCGTTAAACTTCAAGTGTCGGGGGTTATTTTAATTCTGCCCCCTGAAAGAATTACTTTTATTAAATGAGTTTTTCTATTATATGCCACACTTCTACCTGTGGCGAATAATACTTGATGTTGCTATCTCATCTTGCACCTCCCTTCTTCTTTATCAGCCAAATGACTACGATTAGCAATACTAATATAACACCTATAGATAACTCTCCTAGTTCTAATTTTGTCTTCTGCCACCATGTTAATTCCTTCTCCACAGGATAGGGGACTTCTACATCTTTCTCCTTCTCTATATAGGCTGTATCGCGAATTGTCCTGTCACGGTAGACTATATGCCACTTGTCAACTAATACAGAATCGCCTTTCTCTTTTACATAGATAGAATCCTTAATGTGAATGGAATCACGTTCATACACAGTAAGATAAAGACTGTCAGTCCTTATTGTTTCTACCGGAACATACCTTATACTCCGGCATGACCCAAACAGCAATAGCAATGCTATCCCTACCGCAATCCATATATAGATCCTTTGTTTCATCCCTCAAATTTTATATCGTTGATACGGTTCATCCAACCACGTTTGAACTTGTTGTTTGCTGGGCGTTTCCGGCATATATCCTCAATAAAATCAAACCGTGCAATCTTGATCTGGTCAAACAATTCACGGGGATTACGGGAATTAACTGCAGCAAGTGTCTTGGGACCTACAATGCCATCCACTGTAACACCAAGCAAGCGTTGAGGAATCTTAATTCCGTGCGCACCGGATGCCCAGACCCAATCAACCAATATGTCAGCAACTGATTGCGATTTTATCTCATCAGCCTTCCATCTGTCCCAGTACATGGTTTTCAAGATTTCCGTCCATTCCTCTTTCGTGATGTTTTTCAATCTTTCAACCGTAGGCTTGGGATAGCCTTTCTTCCGGCAATACGTTTCATAAGTTCCGATGGTTACGCCCATATTGGTAGCCCCTCCCAAATCGTCAGGGTCATTTATAAAACCGCCTTCCCACTTCAGGATAAACGGTGCAAGTTTTCTTACGTCAGCCATTTCTCTTTCCCTCCTTTTCTTTTTCACTATCAAACAATATCTGAGCCATGATCTTGGCAATATCATCCTTGTTCTCGATAATCACACTCATTGTGTTTTCTGCCTTGCGCAACTCCGCTTTTTCCCATGATTTTTCACGAACTGATTTAAACTCACAGAAAATGCAGTACCCCGTCCAAATCATTGAAAAAATAGGGAAGGGGATAACTACGCAGCATAACAGGTCAATGAAGCACAATTCTATGAACGGGGTGAAATACTTCTTCGCTTTGACGGCTGTTTTCTTATACCCCGTGGATGTTCTTGCCTCCCCCCGTTGCTTGGCTTTCATTACTCCCGTGATAAGGTCTACTAACATAGCCCCCATTGTAGCCGCAATACACAAGGCTATAAGCACAATATGTATCATCATGTGCTCGTTGATAAAATTGTAAATTACGTCTTTCATTTAAAGTAAGTTTTGAACACATTAATATGATAGATATTCACCTGTCCATAGTTGGCATCAAATATCTTCTTGATCTCGTAGCCCAATCCATAAGATAATGCTTTCATTCTTCGCCAGTTGATGGAACGCCAGTTCATATTATGCTCCTTTGCCCAACGCTTGATACTGTACCATTCTTTGGATTCATCAAGTTGCTCGGTCTTCTGTTCTATTTGTTTCTGTTGCTCCTCAATCTTCATTTGCTGTTGGGCAGCTAGCATAAGGGCCTCTCCAAAAGATTGAGGGACGTTATACTGAGAGTGAAGCGAGTAACTACCTGTATTTACCACCGAAGGAACAATCTCATCAAATATCCAACTCTCAAACTCGTCAGCTTTCGGCATCTGACTTTTGGTTATCAAGCGATAGATGTTGCCTTCGCTGATAAACTTCATTGATTTCATTTGTATAGCTGGCGTGCCATCTGCTTTTAATCCAGTTTGCACCCCTACTTCCCGAATCGTTATGGAGGCTGGTTTACAGTGATCTATAATTGCTTTTGATGGATTTGAATACTGTAGAGAAGTGGCAATATCCATTCCGCAAAACCAACTTTTACCATTTTCAACATACATACGAACTTTGCCAAATAGTGGGTGTTCGTAAACCATAATTCCACTCATTTCAAGAGCAGACGAAACTTTTTCTACAACTAGCATATTACTTCTTATTATATATTTAATAAACATGTCCTGCACTTTTGCATCACATTAATTATCAACGTTTTTAATTACTTTTGCCTGTTGAATCTTCGTAAGTCGTTGATACAAAAGCTAAACGCAAAAATGCGTTTAGTAATTCATCATCTGTATTAAGAATTGACAATACTTCTTATTACAGAGGCATGTCTTCTTTATTTGGTCATACAAAACAAAAAAGAGCCTGCTACGGAAACTAATCCGCAACAAGCTCTTGGCTTTATCAAATATGTAGTATGTCCTTTCGTCATAATCAATGTGGCGTGCATCTTCACACGCTTCCACAAAGATAAATATTGCTTCTCTCTTTCGCAAATAAGAATACAAAAAAAGAACGACCGCCAGCAAAAAGCACAGCAGCCGTTCAATCCACGCCCTACTCTCTATCCCATTTTCCCAAGAAGACAATAGCAAAGATATCAAACAGGTTGTATCCACATGGGAAAAAGGTTAATAAAATATATGTTGTATAATCTGTTATTTTAATTTAGATTAAACAAAAATAATATTTAAATTGTTTGTTAATAAATAAATTAATTTGTTCCTTTGTAGCAGGCAATAGCCTTCATGGTGTGAAGTTACACCATACCCACTTTTAGAACGTGATCACTGTGGAGGCAATTGCTGTATTATAACGGCGGTTGCCTTTATTGTTGAACAATGAAACATTGGTTTAAGATACCTTCTTTAAAGAAGTCGAATAAGGATATGTATAGTGATGCTACTTATCATGGTAAAGATGATGGTGGTAATTTTATTTATGTTCCTAAATGGGTGGAAAATCTGTTTTCTGGCAATAGAGGGGATATAGATTTTGACATGTCGACCGTTGAAGGGAAATCAAGAGCCTTACATGAATGTTGGCCGTTTGCAATGGTTCTAGATCATTGCGGAAGAATGATGCAGAATGGGCGGTATTATGTGACGGATATTAACGGAAACGAGAAGAGGAGTTTCAAAGACATTGTGACTCTTCTGAATCGTCCGAATGTGATACAGAGTGGGCGTTCTTTTATAAAGCAGATTGAGATATCTTTGAAGTGTTTCGGATTTTGCCCTGTCTATACACTAAGAGCTTTAAAGTCTGATCTCCCTAAATCCATGATGGTAATACCTCCCGAATTATTCTACATGGAATCATTCGGTAAGGACCCGTTTACTCAAACAGAGCTTTCTTCAATTGCTAGTAAGGTATATATACGTTGGGGAAATGAGAATATAGAACTTGGTGATGAGGAGTATTTTGTCATATACGATTCGATAATGGATATTCCAAGTAATAATGGAGGGAGAATTACCTTCCACTCCCCTGTGGACGCATTATCTACTCATACTCGAAACTATATGGCTCAACTGATAGGGAGAGGAAACCTTATTGTTAATGGAGGACCTAAAGGGATACTATACGGAAATGATACGACTGACGTAGGGAATGCAGCTATTACTCCGTCTGAATCCAAGAAATTGCAGGATGATTTCAAAAGGAAATATGGTATAGTGCATAAGTTGTATGAAATCATGGTGACTCCTAAGAAACTAGGGTGGATTACATTGGGGTCAAATACAGACCAATTGAAGCTTCATGAGGAGGATAAGGCGTGCTTGGAAGCGATAGCTCAGACGATAGGCTTTGACCCCAATCTGATTATACAAGGAAGTACTTATGATAACTCTTCTCAAGCAAAGAAAGCGGCATATCAGGATCTTATTATCCCTGACAGTGAATCTATAACAGAGGTTCTGACTAATGCTATATGTAAGGACAGGGCAATAATCAAAATGGACTTCACTCATGTCCCTTGCCTTCAAAAGGATATGAAAGAATTGGCGGATGCCTTGTCTACAGCCTCTAATGCTGTAGCTTCATTGTATAACAATCGGCTGATTACTTTTGAAGAAGCAAGAACCGAAATGTCCAATTTTACAGATATTGATCCTGATAACCCTAAGGGAGAATTTAAAAGTGAAATAAATAATGATGGAGACAAGCAAATATAAGAACAGGTTGGGGAAGCAGTATAAATCCTTAGCTTTTTATGCAAAGGAGATACAATATGATTCTGGCAGTAGAACTATAAGTGGTTATGCTGCGGTTTTCAATAACATTGATAAATCCGGTGATATGCTCCTGAAAGGTTGTTTTTCAAAAAGCATACAGGAGAGAGGTCCGGGAAGTTCTGCTAATGATAAGATTATCTTTTTGTGGATGCATGACATGCATGAGCCTATAGGACGCATTACGCTTCTGCAAGAAGATGAGAAAGGGCTTTACTTTGAAGCGTATATTGATGATGTGGAAAGAGGAAATCAAGCGTTGAAACAGCTTGAAAGTGGAACTTTGAACCAGTTCTCTATAGGTTATAGTTATGTATGGGAAAAATGTGAATATGACAGGGAACGTGATTGCTTGGTTGTAAAGGAAGTCATTCTGTATGAGATATCCGTAGTGTCCATAGGATGTAATGGAGAAACTGAATATCTTGGTCTGAAATCGGCAGAAGAATATGAAAGTGCGTTGGAGTCACTTCCGGTTGAAATAAGTGATGTATGTAAAGGACTTCCGATAAGAAAGAGGGAGGAAATCCAAATGTTAGTAAGAAAAGCGATGTCACTCGCTCGATACAAGCCGGCAGACAAGCCACTTGATGAAGAGGGAGCCGATGAAAAAATAAAACTATTTACAAAACCTTTAAAACTTAAAGAAGCATGAAATTTGACTTTTTAAGCAAAATTGATTTGTCGGTAATGGATGAGGTTTCCGTGAAGTCATTACAGGCGTTGCAGGACGCAATAAACGCTACTGTAGGCGATTTCATGGACGATACTATCGACAAAAAAACTTTTGAGGATAAATTAAATGAGATTTCTCAAAAGATAGATTCCGAAAAGGAATTGGAAACAGTGCGTAAGGAACTTGGTGAGATGAAAGAGATAATCGTTCGCATGAAAGGTGCAATGCATAAGAATGAAGACGGGCAAATGGTGTTCAAGTCTGTAGACCAGCAGATTGAAGATCAATTGAAGGATTTCATCACAGTAGGCAAGCATGGAGAGAAAACTGTGGACTTGAAAACGGCTTGTAAGCAGTCCCCCGGTTTTAAGAAAAGCCTTACGCTTATTATAAACAAGAAGGAGGTTGATCCCTTGAAGAGTACGGATGTGGCACCACATTATAACATGACAATTGATAGTCAGTTATCTGTTGATCCACGTTCCCAGACTGTAATCCGTAAATTTGCCAATGTGGCAGCAATATCTACACGATCATTGACTTATGCGGAGTTCAATCCAGGTGAAGAAGAAGCTGAATGGGTTCCAGAAGGCGGTCTTAAGCCTATGATGAGCGGTACATTGGCAGAAGTTACTATCAATGCTGGCAAAGTGGCTCTTGGCACAAAAGTAACCGAAGAAACATTATCTGATTTGCCTCAGTTGGTTGCGGAGGTTAGGGCTGAGATTATCAATCGTATTGGTTTGAAAGAAGAAGAAGGTATTCTGTCTGGTACTGGTTCCGGCGGTCAGATTAAAGGGATTGGGAGTGATATACCTACATTCTCTTTGACAGCTCTGAAAGTAGAGAAACCCAACACTTATGATGTTATTGTTGGTATGTATACACAGATTGTATCAATGTCCAATATGGCTTATCGTCCAAACCTTGTGCTTATGCATCCTCTTGACTATGCACAGATGCAGTTGACTAAGGATGTTAATGGACAATATCTCCGTCCTTTCCGTATTGGTGATGAACTGATTCAAGGTTTGAAAGTGGAAACCAGCACTGCAATCAAACAAGGTGATATTTGGGTTGGCGATTTTAACTATCTTAACATCCGTGATGTATGGGTTCTTACCATTACACTTGGATGGGAAAATGATGATTTCACTAAAAATATGGTGACTATCCTTGGTGAAAAACGTCTTATGGTGTATATTAAAAAGCAATATAAAACTGCATTTGTCAAGGATAAGATTGCGACCGTTATTGAAGCTATAACCCCTGCCGGTATTGGCGGATAAATTTATTAAATATTATGAAAGTAAATTTGACTAAAACTTATGAGGTTGAGTTCGCAAAGGACGGGGCCGTTTATAAAAAAGGCGATAAAGTAAGTGTTAATATGTTACTTGCAGGTAAGTTCTTCCAAGATGGACGTGTTGCCACTGTTCCTTCGGAATTGATGGAGGACGCTAAGAAAATCGGTGCTGAAGATTTGTTCAATAAAAAGAAGAACCTCAAAGATATTGTGTAATGTTGGTGGATTATACTTTTTTCCAAGGTGGCATTCTTGATATCGAAGGTGCAGTATTGAATATACATACTCCTTCTGAGACTAATAAGGCAATTGTTGACAGCCTTCAAGGCTTTGTAACGCAATATGAGCCGGAATATTTAGAGAAGCTCCTAGGGGAAAAGTTGTATAAGGAATTCTCATCCTATATTTCCAACGATGGAAAAACTAAGGAAAAAAGATGGGATGATCTTATAGCGCATCTTGTCATGAAATATAGTGATGGCGATAGGGAGATTTCCAAATCCCCCATCGCCAACTATATATACTTCCATTACTTGAGACATAATCACACTCAGGCGACTATTACAGGAGTGAAGGCTGATGGAGATGATGGTCGTCTTGTAAGTCCCGAAAGGAAAATGATGTTTGCATGGAACGACATGGTAAGAATGAATATCAGACTTGTGAGATGGCTTCAAGCCAATAATGCGGACTATCCGGATATCGCCACCGATTTCGAATTGATGGAAACAATTAATTCTTTTGGGCTATGATAATTGATATAATATCAGATGTATGTGCTTCCTTGTCAAAAAGAATGGATCAACAGATAAATTACATATATGGTGACAGTTCTTATATAAGGGAAACACTTCTTCTTCTTGGGAAAAGCAGGGTGACAGCATCGGGAAAATTCCCAATGATAGGGCTGTATGTTCCCTTAGACGAGGAAAGGGATAGTGAGAATTATTTTTGTAAGGCATCTGTAAACATAATAATCGCTACCAATACACTGGAAAAGTATACAAATGAACAACGTCGTGAGATATCTTTTGAAGGTATTCTTCGACCTTTGTATTACCGATTCATAGAAGAGTTAAAAAAATGTGATAAATTTGATTTCGGTTACTCCGGTATTGTAAGCCATACATATTCAGAAAATTATAGTTTTGGAAGACGTGGCGCTGTTGATGTTGACGGTAAGGAAGTTGGCGAAAAGATAGATGCTATTGAAATAAAGAATTTGGATTTAACAGTTAAAAATCAGAATTGTTATGCGAACAGATATTAGAGAGTGCGGCAGCACGTCCGGATTTAATACTGGAATGAGTTACTGCCCCCTGCAACCGGACAAGGTCGCAGGTGTTATATTGGTCATTCATGGCAAAAAACTGCCCAAGGAATTGACTGCTGATGCTTTGGAGGAAGCCTGTCATGCTGATTATCCGGACAGAATTTATCCTATTACAGGATTTTCGGAATACGCGGTAAGCGGCGGTGAACCCAATACAACAGAAAATGGTTATGCCGGGTCGGAAATAACGGGCTATTCGGCAAGGACGGATACATTCACGTTGCGTAAGTTTAATCTAGCTTTACAAGCTAATCTTGTAGCCAACAAGGATACATTGTTTGATATGTATGTTTTTGACAAGAATAATGTAATCTACGGAGAAGATGACGGAACAGATGAACTTGCGGGTTTTGCATTATCTGGTGTTTACCCTACAGGACAGGCTTATGATTCAAGCGGTCAGAAGGCTTATCTTGCGTTTAATGCGATGTATTCCGATACCGAGAAGATGATGAAAAACATGTCTGTAAAGCAAGCGGGTGTCAATTTGGAAAATGTTCTCAAGGGATTGAATTACGTTGAGTTTGTCAAAATGACATCTCCTGAAAATACATATAAGCTCGTGGATCATTATGACCGCACGGATCTTACTGCATATTATGGATCTATATTGTCTGAGAAGGCTTCAACGGTCGTTTCTGGTGCATCAGCACTGGAATACAGTAACGGTGTGCTTACAGCGACAGGAGGTGTGCCGGTGCTTAAATCTCCTTCTATTTTACAGGCTAATGGGGTCATTGGAATTGAACAATGGGTACAATGAGAATTAATGGAGTCACATTTATAGAGTCCGAGGTGGTCAAACTTTCATTGGATGAGTTTGTCGCTCAGAATATAGATGTATTCTGGAAGGACATTTCTAGAGAAAGGCGGAAATCAAGGCTGGTTTCCGTATATAATAGAATTATCAATAACAGTAATTTAGGAGGCGGGGGAGATTGATCCCCCGTTTTGCTATGACATTGGAGGAATACGCGAGATGTTGGAAGAAATTGGCTGATGGCATTCAGCCAATGATAAGGGATAAGATGGAAAGGGATGTTCCTCAGTTTGAGGAATATATACGAGAACAGCTATATAGTGGTGTTGATGGCGATGAAAGTCCTTTAATTCCCGGATATACAGAGGACCCATACTTTAAAAAAACTTATGGAGAGCATTGGAAGAAAAACGCCGAACGCTATAAAAATTGGAAGACAAAGATACAGAAACCGAAACCTTCATATCTGGGTTTTTCTGCAAGAGGGAACAATACTCCAAACCTTATCATACGTGGAGATTTTTATAGTTCCATCACGGCAATACCAATATCAAATGGTATAAGGATTGCCAGCTATGGCGTTTCTTTTGGTTCTGATATTGAGAAGAAATATGGTTATAAAATTTTCAAGGTAAGCTCCAAAGCAAGGAGGCATTATGTTACGTACAGGCTTATGCCCTCTATTGAGAAATTTATAAGGAGGTGCGAACTATAAAGTATTATTAACAAAAAATGGAATTGAACCGAATTATGAAAAACTGCTTGTGCCAAGGGAATAAGTCAATGAGGGAAATGGAGCATATGCGATCAATCGCAGAGAAGGCTGCTGTTATGGATGAATGTGTTTATATATTATACAAGGTTGGAGATGTGTATAAATTCTGTCGTGAAGGTGAAAACTGGTCGGGTGAGTTTGTTGAATTCATATTTCCGTAAAATGGTGATTTTTATCATTCTATTATTTTGGCGTTTCCCGTATTATTTATTAATTTAGCAACAGCGATAGATAGAGGTTTCGCATAGAAAGATATTATATATTCATTAAGAGTAATGGATATGATGCGGTGGCCGACTCCTCTATATCGGTTGCCGCATTTTTTTATATCCCGTATTAAGATGTACGGAACATCTTGTGAACGAAAAGACATGAAAACGAATCAAATCATGATTCGCCCAATGGGTGAATTTACAGTTAGTCAGAGAACAAAAGATAGCTATTTTGACGGTGGGGACTTGTTACGTCAATGGAATTCAGTAAAAGGAAATGAACAAAGAAAAATGGATGAGTTTCTTTTGGCTAAAAGAACTGGAGATTTTATAGAAGCGCTCATAGCTGAAGAACGTGAAAATGGTTTAGGGGAAAATTCCCCTAAAATTGATAATCAGGTAGTTAAGAAGAGTAAGGTTAAAGAGAAGGGTAAAGCTGGCAGACCTAAAGAAGAAGTATGGATGCATCCTTTCTTATTTACCAAATTTGCCATGTGGATTAATCCTCGCTTTGAAGTAAAGGTAATACGCTTCGTATATGATGAGATGATTCAATACCGTAATTTAGCTGGAGATGCTTATCCTGCTATGTGTCATGCCGTTTGTTCAATACTCCCTAGGGATATATTCCAGAAAAAGATTAAGGACTTAGCCAAGTCTCTAAACATCATAGTTTATGGCAAACATGAATCAGAAATGCGTAATAAGATTGGCGATGAAGATAAAATCCGCGAATTATATGAGTTAGAATTACAGATAGCTCAATGGATAGATTTAGGCTTTATCAAAGACTATAACAGCCTTAAATCTACATTGACTAAATTGTATTACCGAAAATATCCCAATGTTCTCCCAATGTAAATATTGATTTTTCCTCAAATGTCTTGTGCGAAAAGATATTTATTTTTTAATTGAAAAACAAAACTATCATTTATGTTGTAATTTAGATTTTGTCTAAATTGTGAATGTGATATTTAATAATTGCGTTACTATATATTACTATGCGTTACTTAGTATTACTATTAATTGGTATTGTCTTTTGTTTAATATTCATACCATTGTATAAGATAAAAACATCATTTACCTTTGTATCTGTAACAAGTGCAAGGCGTTACTTGATGTTGATTAGATATTCTCCTATTGGAGTTTATATATGACTGTTCCGTAGTAGCTTGCACCTATTACGGAACTTTCTTTTTATACGATTCCAAGCGTGGATAGTATAAGGGAGGAAAGCAGGAGTGAATAATGGCACAATGAGGTTCGATCCCTCACCTGCTACAATCAGTCAAAATAAATCCCCGGAGGCGGAAGTGACTGAGCCGCCAACGGGGAACAATATTAATCTTATATCGCAAAGATATGGAAAATTTTAATAAGTTAATACCTATTGATGGGGAAAATGGCGAAAAAAGAACAATAAGTTCACTGCAAATTGCAGAAATTACAGGTAAGGCATATTGTGGCGTGTTGAAAGTCATTAGAAAGATGGATATTATGCGTGTGAAAATAACAATGAAAAATATATTTTCATTATTTGTTTGTTTGAAAAAATGTTGTACCTTTGTAGTGCTACAACTTACTATTAAATATGCCAATGGGATTTTTTATGCCCGTAAGGAAACTTATATATTAAAATATAGGCAGACGATATCCGTGTATCATCGCCCAATGGCAATGGTAGGTTGTAGCAAACTAGGATATTTGTCTGCTTTTTTATTTAATAACAAATAATTTCATTTCATGCTACAACCAAATGAAATCTATTTGAACGGGAATAATAGTACCGTACAGATTGCGTCAGCTCACGAAACGAGCAAGACTTTCTCCTATAATGGGAACGAAGTACTTTTTGACATCAAAGATGATGTTATGGTTAACGCCACACAGCTTGCTAAAATCTACGGAAAGCGTCCCAATGATTATTTGTCCTTACCTGCTACAAATCAATTAATTAACGCAATTACAAGAAAATATGGTATTTCTGAAAATCAATTAGTTATATCAAAGGCAGGTTCATCACATAACGGAGGTGGTACTTGGATGCACAGATTAATAGTAGTTGATTTCTGTCAATGGTTAGACATTGATTTGAAACTGTGGTGTACTGAAAAACTTGATGAGTTGATGCGATACGGCATGACCGCCACGCAGCCAACCCTGGAGCAAATGATTAACAATCCCGACTTGGTTATCAGTCTAGCTACACAGTTAAAGAGCGAACGGGAGGAAAAGCAACGATTGGCATTGGAAGTGCAGAAGAAGGAACAAGAGAAGCAGACTATCATAGAGGAAGCAAAGCCAGCCGTAGTATTCACGGAATGTGTAACAAGCTCGTCTACCAATATTCTCATAGGAGATCTTGCGAAACTTATCACCCAAAACGGATATAAGATTGGAGAAATAAGGCTTTATGAATGGATGGTAGAGAACAAGTTCCTTATCAGAAGGCAGCGATACAGCAGATCGAAGAATAAATATATAAATGACTATATGCCTACACAGAGGGCGGCAGAAATGGGATTGTTCTTCGTGAAAGAAAGACCGATAGTATCGGGTGAAAATCCCATTTTTATAAAACATACCTGTTACGTTACAGGTAAAGGTCAGGTGTATTTTCTGAATAAGTTTAAATCTTTAATGGCTGCATGATCATGGAAATAAAAATGAATAATAGCTTAACATTTGATGAAGTAGCAGATAAGTTGGGATGTTCAGTGGAGGATCTTCAAAAAATAGCTTTAGAAAATGGATTGATTGACGAGAATGGGAATCCTACCGAAATGGCAATAAGAGAGGGCCTTTTTTCTCAATATGCGACAATGGAAGATGAATATGGTACAGTAAATATAACAGTATCACATTCCGAATACGATATGATAGCAGTGTGTATATCAGATCCTGAAGACCATGAGCGTGACAGTGTGGCTTTTATTTCAAGAGAAAAAGCTCATGCATTAGGAGAATATCTTCTTAATATGTAATAACAATATTATTTATTAATCAAGTCTTTCCCACCTTATCTTACGAGGTGGGCAGGCTATTTACATCCGTTAACGTTGCGATTCGCAACATAACCCGAAAAGACTATGAAAACAATAGATAAACTTGAAATTATACTTCAAAAAATGAAAGAACAAAATAATAGACTTGAACGGATATACGGCAAGCATCTCAAACTGATTGTATGCACTGGGAAAAGAAGTGAGAAGGTGAAATTTAAACATGAAGATTGAAATGCTATGTTTATAATTTATTTAGACAACATTCTAAATTGCAAACAAATACGTTGAAATATTTTGATTTGGTTTTAAAAGTATATTACTTTGTTGAAAGTAACCAATTTATTATAACTATAGATAAAAAAGTATTATGGTAGTATTAGAATTAATTATGGTAATATTTGCAATCTTGCAAATTATTTTATTCTTTAAACTATGGAGAATGGCTGATAATGTAAATGAAATTGTAAGAAAAATGAGATTCCCTTATAACAAGTCTGAATCTTCATATCCTGAGTCGTATTCAAAATTCCTTTTTTTGCTGTACAATAAGAGTAAGGGTGATGCAAAAGAATATTTGTTAAAAGTAATGTGGGGAAGTCGTGATATGAATAGTTTAGTTTCTTGTAGTAAAGTTAAAGATTTTGAAACATATTATCATTATCTGCAATTAAAATATCAAAGTTGGTTTGATAAACTAGGCGAGGAATTTCCTTCATTTGATAATTTAAAGAAAGAAAAAAAATAAAATCCTTTTTCACGGGGAGAAGTTTTTGCTTCTCCCTTTTTTATTTCCTCACCTTCATAATATCAATAAAATCACTATCTTTGCTCTTAGAAGGTGCATGAAGTCATGCACTACCCAAAACTTACGAAAAGACCATGGCAGGAGCAGAATTTAAAATTACTGATGCGATTGATCCTAACATCGTTAAGAAGTTGAATGAGATAAGGATTAATATTCAAACCACATCTTCCGAATATGCGAATTTTACAAAACAATTAAGTGATGGCATAAATTTTAAGCCGGGTAATCTAAGAGAATACCAGTCTAAAGTTGACAGTTATAATACTACAATTACCAAATTATATGCTTCTCAAAATAGGTTGTCTGAATTACAGGCTAGTCAATTAAAGTTATTGACCGATATTTCCCGTAAGATAGAGCTTCTTACCAAACCATTGAATACATTGGCAGACAAGATAACGGAAGTAAAAGTAAATTTGAGAGGTGCTTCCGAAGATCTGAAAAACGTGTCACAAGATGCGGAAAATGCTTCTGTTTCATTTCAAGAAGCATCTAAGAAAATATCCATGACTGCTGCTGATTTTGATTCAATCCGTCAGACGGTAAAGGCTTTTGATGCGCAAGCCTCCGAATTGAACAGTAGGTTAAGTGATAACAAAGAAACAATTTCAGCCTTAAGAACATCTCTGAGGGAATTATCGAAGGAGTATAAGAAAGGTGCTATCAGCGAAGAGGAATACAAGTCCAAAAGAGATGCTACGGTATCCCAGTTACGCACGCTGACAGAGCAGAATAAACAATATTTGGCGATATTGAGAAATCATACACAGGTAGCGATTGCCACTACAGGAAGCTATAACGAGATGAAGGCTTCAATGCTTCAGTTGGAAAAGGAATATTATAACCTTTCACAAGCTGCACGCGAGGGAGCAAAAGGTATGGATATCTTGAACAATATCGGCAAGTTGAATCAACAATTAAAGGATATAGATGCACAGATGGGCAATTACCAACGTAATGTGGGTAATTATGCTTCGGGTTGGAATGGTCTTAATGTTTCCATACAACAGATTGCGAGAGAACTTCCGGCTTTGTCTGTTAGTGCCAATACTTTCTTTCTTGCCATATCCAATAACCTTCCTACATTTATTGATGAGTTAAAGAAAGCAAGGGGGGAATATGAACTTCTTAAGAAATCGGGGCAGACTGCTACACCTGTATTTAAACAGGTATTGAGTTCCCTTCTTAGTTGGCAGACGGCTTTAGTTGTTGGGATAACTCTTTTATCGAGTTATGGAGGTGAGATAACCAAATGGGTGGGTAGCCTGTTTGATGCGAGAAAAGAAATTGATTATCTAAAACAGCTTCAGGAGGATTTGAATAAAGCTCAAAAAGAAGGTGTGAAAAATGCCCAAGATGAAGCTGTTAAATTGGATATATTATATAGGGCTGCTGTCAATTTGAATAAACCTATGGGAGAGCGGAAAAAAGCCGTTGAGGAACTGAAGAAGCAATATCCTTCATACTTTAAAAATATAAGTGATGAAAACATTCTTGCAGGTAAAGCGGCTGATAGTTATCAAAGGTTATCTAATGCCATATTAGCTTCGGCTAAAGCTAGAGCTGTGCAAGATCGGCTTGTAGAACAGGCTAAACAAAAATTAGACTTGGAAGATCAGTTGGCAGAAAAAGAAGAAAAACGTGCGAAACTTGAATCTGCTAGAGATCAGATGAAAGCACAATATGAATCCAGTCAAGGGGCAGCTATGGATACAGCTAGAGACATGTATGGGAAGTTAAACAAGCAGGTTGAAGACTTGGATAAAGAAATAGGTTCTTTATTAAATCAGCTATATCAAGTAGATAAGGCTAGTAGAGATATGGCAAATTCTATTAACATTGGAGATGTTACATTTAATCCTCATTCTGCCGATAAAGCATCGGATGATTTAGCGCAATACATGGAGAATCTTAGGAATAAAATGGCTGACTTGTCCGTTTCTCTCATTAAAGATGAGCATGAACGTAGTCTTGCTGCCATAGAGAAAGAATATAAAGACCAGATAGCAGCTGTAAAGGGATATTCTGAGGAAGAGAACAAACTTCGGGAAATGTTGGGCCAAGAGAGAATGCAGAAGATAGCGAAAGAGAATGAGGAATATGCTAAGAAGTTGGCAGAGGCTGAGAAAAAAAGGATCGAGGAAAAGAAAAAGTATACTGATGAGATGCTCAGACTGGAAGAGGAACAATCATCTCTCCGTATAGCAGCTACAAGTACTGGATATAAGGAACTTGAAAACATTATAACAGAAAATTATTCAAAAGGGCTGCTATCGCGAAAAGAATACGATGAAGCCATGCGTGAACTGGAGCGGAAAGCCGCAAACGAGCAATTACAGATACAGATAGATGCTGCTGAAAAAATGATTGAGATAGCGGAAGCATCGGGCGTGGTAAGCAAGCAACAAATTGAAATGCTGAGAGAATCCATAAAGGCTATGGAAGCAGAGATAGGTTCTATAAATGCGGATGATCAGTTGAAAAAAGCGGAAGAGCAACAGGATATCACACGAAGGAATTTTGAAGTGTTGAAAGGTTATTCTTCTGCATTGAAAGATCTTGCATCGGATATCGATAGCCCGTTTGCCGGTATATTTGATGGGATGGATAAGGGATTCAGTATTATGTCTGATAAGATATCGGGTGTTTGGAAAGAACTTACAGACGGTGAGAAGATGGAAAGAACTACCGAGATGTGGGCTTCTATGGTTAGTGGAATTGGTGAAATGATATCATCCATTTATGATCGCCAGATTGAAGCTATTGAGGCTGAACAGGAAGCGAATGAGAAAGCAGGTGAAGAGGAAATTTCCCGTATAGAGGCTTTAGAAGAAAGAGGTGCTATAACAACTGAAGAAGCCGAAGCGCGTAAACGTGCGGCGGAAGATAAAACGGCACAAAAGAATGCCGAATTGGAGAAGAAAAAAGCGGCATTAAGAACAAAACAGGCAAAGTTTGAGAAAGCTACCAGTATAGCTGAGGCGGCTATACAGATAGCAGGTGGTATTTTGCAGACGATAAAACAATTGGGCTTCCCTGCTGCAATACCTATGATAGCTGCTCTAGGTGCTATGGGAGCGATACAGCTTGCTACTATTATAGCGACTCCTATTCCGAAGTATGCCAAGGGTACTGATTCGCATAAAGGCGGATTGGCTGTAGTGGGTGATGGTGGTGTCCCTGAAACAATCGTTACTGAAAAAGGAGCGTATATTACTCCGTCTGTCCCTACTTTGGTTGACATCCCTAAAGGTGCGAAGGTTATACCTTATGCAGTGGATATGGACAGGATAAAGGCTCATGCAAATGATTTTGATGGTCTTATGGCATATAGAAGCGAAAACGATCTTCCTCCTGTATCAATAGTTAATGATTATAGTGAACTGGAGAAAAAGATAGGGCATCTGGAAAAATCACAGCAGATAGGATTTGCAAAATTAGCCAAGGCGATAAGAGAAAACAATTATCATCAATTTTCAAAAAGTATCTGATTATGAGGTATACAAGTGACATATATGAACTTCCCTTGTCCGTTTTTATAGAGATTTATACCAATGATAGCAATACTATTGAATTTGACGATGAGGACAAAGGGGCTGCATCGGCAAAAATTATCAATGACTATATAGAAATTGTCGGGAGCAAACAGTTGCTCTCTGAGATATTGAATTGTAATGAGCGTATGAATCTTGCAATGACCGTGGAGTGCATGAAGGCATGTGAGAACATGATGAAGTTGAAAATGTATGATGAGGTGCGTGATATCCTGATGAAGATAGGTTATTCGTGTAAAAAAGGTGATGTAATGGCTATGAATGCTAGAATATCCGCATTAAATTCCCGTGCACAATATGATTTGGATAAGATAAGTAAGGAAAAGAATGAGGGACTGAAGGAGAAGCCTACAAAACGTGGATTTATAAATGAAGTTGTCGCTATTGGGAAGTATAATAAGATGTATATCAATCCGAAAGAATGGACCGCCGGATCTTATGCCTGTCTTGTAAGGCAGACATGTGACGAAATCGATGGGTTGAATCGTAAAATGAAATAATTATGTATTATCGATGTGAGTTACTTATAAATGGTCTGAAGTACAGGGTTACTGATGATCTTGAAAATTGGGACGAGGTGAAGGCTAGTTTCAAGAGAAATGACTATGACGGTGTTATCCGTACATTTTCCAACAAATTTTCTTTTGCTGGGGATGCTAGAAAATTGCTGTTAAAACAATATGATGAAGATTATTTGAATGCTTCTGCCTCAATAATAATAAGTACAAGAAATAACAGTTGGTTGTATAATGAACGGTTTAGTTGCGCTCTCAATTTTTCTACATTGCAGGATAATGGTCGTATCTTACAGATAAATGCCGTGGATGATAGCGTGGCGTCCATGATAAAGTCAAAAAAAGGAACTCAATATGAATATTCGGTCGAAGAGGTGAAAAGCCCCATTCCTCTTGTTTATGACGGACTTGAACTTTCAGAATCAGCAAAATGGATTCCTACAGGTGATACATTGGAAGACGATGACACTCTTATTAATGTTTATTTCAGCAAGAAAATGTCACCAATGCCAATATATATAACTGCCAGTGATTCCTTAATAAAGGGGTCTCTTGAATTTAATGATCAAACAGTAGGTGGTGATGATGTATATTCGATAAAGGCTCTGAAATCAATTAGGATAAATATAGAGTTTAATATTGATATGTTTGTGTTTAGGAAATATCAGTCTGGTGCTTTGGGATATGATGTAAGAGGTGTGAGGCTCCAGATTATGAAGATAAGTAATGAGATTGATAGTAATGGGGAAGCGGTGACTACGGAAACGGTGATAGGAAGTTTTGAACTTACGACAGAATCAGAAACGCCAGTGGAAAAGAAGGTTTCGGAATCGTACAATATAAGTCTTTTGCATAATGATAAAATAATAGTGAGAGCTATGTATGTCAATGAGAAAGAAGAGATTGTACCTGTATTGCCGGATTTGCCATACAAAGTCTCAACATCAAGTTATTTTAAAGCATCATGGAAAAATCGAATAAACCCTGTTGAGATGGATGTTATAAAGCCCGATACATTGCTGAACAGATTGCTTAAAAGTATTAATGGAGAGAAAGATGGTTTGACTGGAGTGATTGAGGGGACAGGAGATAGAAGGCTTGATAATTGTATGCTCTTGGCGGCTGAATCAGCCCGTAAGATTCCTGGAGCCAAAATATATACATCCTTCACCAAATTTGCAAACTGGATGAGTTATGTGTTTGGTTATGCTTACGACATATCCGGGAATACAGTAACTTTTCGGCATAGAAGCAAATACTTCTCGGATGATGTTGTCAAAAGGATAGATGATTTATCTGATTATGAGATGAAGGTTAATTCTGCATTGGTGTATTCTCGGATACGGATAGGCTTTGACAAACAGGATTACGACACGGCTAATGGAAAGGATGAGTTCCGTTTTACGAATGAATATACCACAGGCGTGACCATGACGGACAATAGCCTTGAAATGATATCTCCATACCGTGCGGACGCATACGGCATAGAGTTCCTTGCTGACAAGATAGGTGAAGATACTACAGACAACGAAAGTGACACTGATTTATTTATGGTAGGGGTAAAATCTGATTCGTCTGGACTTAAGTATATATTGAACAGGGATTATCTTATGGGTGGCGTTCTCAGCCCTGACACAATGTTCAATGCCATGTTTTCCCCTTCTTCTATGGTTTTGGCCAATGAAGCATACATCGGCTCATCTGTTGAGATGCTTACTTTTGCGTCATCAGATGGTAATAGTGATGTGGGTATTGATGGAATGGGGGAAAGTAGGGATATAATTCTTTCAAAAAGGATGTTTACTGTGGCGGAGGTGGAATTTGAGACTTCGGATGTGGAACTTCCGGAAGATCTTACAGGAATTGTTGAAATGGAATACCAAGGCAAAGTTGTACAGGGATATTATCAGCAGGCTGATTACAATTTTACAAAATCACAAAGTTCAAAGGTAACTTTGATCGTGAAAAATTTAAATTCGTTATAAAGATTCAAATTTTAATTGTTATATTTGCAATGAAAGCTTGTGAAGTCACAAGTTACTAGAAACTTACGAAAAGACTATGATATCAATCGGAGATGTTTGTCCGTTATTCTTTAAACCGCTGAAATATAAATATTCAAATGCTGGATGTTTCAGACAAGTATTTTCTGTGTCAGACAACATCCTGCTGCAAATCTTTTGTGATAACGGCGAAAAACCTTTAGCTTATTTGAATGATAAGATCGGCAATATTTCCTCCAAGATAACACTGCTTACTTATGATGTAAATGAAAGCATTAAGATGTATTATGCTTCATTATCTCCTTCGGAGGGGATATATACAGTAACTATAGGCGATAAAGAATGTGAGGAGTTCTGCGTGTGTGAGAATATAGGTGATTCTATTCTGATTGAATATTCCCATAAAGATAATAATTCTGCGTTTGATAATATATTCTGGATTGATGAGGTTCGGCAGATGTTCCAGTTCAGAATAATAGGAGGATTCAAGCCGGATGGGGTGGAGTTGAAAGTTGAAAACGAACAGTTTGTGAATCAGAAGCAGGAGATAATAGAAATGTATTCTCTCCCTTATAAAACATTTGATTTTGTTTTCGGGACAAGTTGTGGCGTTCCGTATTATATAGCGGAGTTTATAAATAAGGTACTTTGCCTTTCTCATGTCAGCATAAACGGTAATTTGTTTGTACGGGAAGGGGATTCTGTCCCGGAAAAGATTGATACAATAGGTAAGAAACAGATGTTTATATATAAAGTGACTTTACGCCCTAGACAAAATGATATCGCCGGGATCGGAGGCAAAACTGAGATTACAACTTCATCTTCAGGCATCGCGTTTTTACTAACTAATCCCGAAGAGGACGATGTGTTGAAATATAAGAAGGCGAAAGCTGCTTTTGTTAATGAAAATTACGTGTAATCATGGCTAGAAATCATCCTATAAAGATATTGTGGTACGGTTCGGAAACGGATGATGAAGGAAATCCGATTATACCGAAAATATCCCCGTCATTTGAAAAGCGACTGGAAGGGTTGAATGAGGGGGAGATATACATACATAATGATGATAATAATCCTTCTATTTACATAAGAACCAATAAAGACAGGGTTGTTGCCATATCGGGAGGTGCAAATATAAGTGAATTGGCTAAATATTTTTTGCGCAAAGACAAGGAGGACTCTACAAATTTTCTTTTATCATTACTGGGCGGAACTGTCATTAAGAAATATGCCAAGTTCGGTGATTTCGTTACCGGCGTATTAGGTGGATACATAGACGAAAAGGGCAATCTTGAAATGGAAAGCGGTGTATTTCGTAAGCGTTTGTTTGTTCCTGAAATAGCCTATAACCGTACAACTTATTTCAAAGGACGTATGGTAAACTCCCCCGGTGGTGGTTGTACCGTATTGTCATACGTGGATAACGGTGATGGAACCTACACCATCACTCCCGATCTGACGGATGCGGACGGATTGAGCCAGTTTGTTGATGACATCCTTACCACCTATTTTGTGACTAAAAATAGCGAAGGCAAGCTGAACGGCTTTGAAGAAATGAAATTCCGGGTGACTGCCGCAGATTATACAGCCAAGAAGTTTACTGTCATTCCCCGTCCGGGGCATTCTGACTGGAAACCTGCCGAGCAGATGGTATTGGCACAAACAGGTAACTTTACGGACCCGGAACGTCAGACTTATATACTTATTGATTCAGTCAACGGAAATAACTGTATTACATTCTTTGACAATGCCAACACTTGGGACCCGGAGCCGGCACAGATGAAGAGCTGGTTCGGCAAGAAGAAGGGTATGACTGTAGCCGGTATTAATGCGGACAGTTACTCAGCCGTTCTTCAGAACATCATCATGACCGGGCTTATCTTTCAAGTTGATGAGATCACCGGACAGACAGTTCGTGTACCCTTGGACAAGGGTGAATGGGTTTCAGGTAAGTACGCCTACTATGACCGGGTGTCACATAACGGGGCTTTGTGGTTGTGTGTTGATGATAATGGAACAACAACAGAACCGTCAGATGATAATCCGGCATGGCTGAAACAAGTGGCGGAAGGGCAAAAAGGTGATCCGGGATTGTCCGTAGTAGGTGGCGGTCATTGGGAATCCTCCAAAACCCCGTACAAAGCCAATACAATGGTCACTCTTGCCAACTGTGTCTTTTTATCCAAGGTGAAGACATCCAATCCTCCCATCAGGATCGCAAGGTTCAGGAATGGCAGTTATCGTCGCAAAAAGGATAGCGGTTATATCCTTGCCGGGAAGTCAGCCGACTGGACCGTGCATGAAGATTGGGAGATACTGCTGGACGGTCGTGAACTTAAAGGTGAGAGCATCACCTTTCTAGGTGAGTTCGCATCCCATCCGTCCAATCCCAAGGAGGGTGACAGCTACCGAAATACGGCTGACCATTGTACTTACATATACCGGAATGGTTTGTGGATGATCATGGTCAAAGACGGAACTGACGGTAAGGACGGCAAAGGTTACGAGTGGATCTACACCCGTACCAACATCATCGGCCTTACCCCTGACAAGCCGGAATCGAAGCAGCAGGATGATTATATACCGGAAGGCTGGACAGATGATTTTCTTGGCGTGGATGCCGACCATCAGGTGGAATGGGCGTGCAAACGTGTGAAGCGTGATGGAGTATGGAGTGAATGGAGCACTCCGGCCCCTGTGCACCGTTGGAGTAAGGACGGGGAGTCGAATGTCATGGCAGACCTTGACAATGAGATGGTGAGCGTCGCTCTTACCAGTACCGGCGTTACTACTTCCGCACAGTCATGGACTACCCATGTGTCCATGTGGTACGGTACCGAGAAACTCACCCTTGAATCTTTGACAGTCAGCACGCCTGCCGGTTTCACGGCAAGCACAAGCAAGGCCACCGGAGCGGTGGCGATATCCGTCGCTGCCGGAAAGTCGGTTCCGGAACAGAATACGGTCACCATCACACTGGCTGCAATGAAGAACGGGCAGCTCTATACCCGTGAACTGACTTTCAAGATAACCGGTGTCCGTGGCGGGGCGGACGGTTCCGATGCGGTAATTTATAGCCTTGTCACTTCGGCCACGATGGTCAGCAAGAACAAGAACGGCGGTTACAGTGTAGCTTCGGTATCCTGTCGGCGTATGAAAACAGTCGGTGCGGTCACTACGGCCACAACGGACGGGGAGTTGAAGTACAGTCGTGACGGTGCGGCCGAGGTTCCCATCGGTGATGGTGTCGGGGTGGCTTCCGGTAATTTTACCAGTAGCTTGAAGTTCGTGTTCTACGTGAACGGTCAGGCGGTTGATGTCGAAACTGTCCCGATGGTTGTGGACGGCAGTGACGGAAAGGATGGTGAGAGCATCACAGCAGCCGGTCATTGGGAATCCGCCAATACTCCGTATGCCAAGAACAGTACAGTATCGTTTGCCGGAGGATCTTACTTAAGCAAGGTTGAAACCTCCAACCCTCCTATTAAAATCGCCAAGTTCAGAAACGGCAGACTCCGCAGGAAAAGAGACGGCGGATACATCCTCGCCGGCAGATCTGCGAACCGGACGGTACATGCGGACTGGCAGGAGATGGTTGCCCCCGTCGGACCGTCGGCATCCTACTGGCTGGACAGTCCTGTCAGCGTGATCAACTTCACTTCAACAGGCACGCCATCCCCGTCTGGATTCCTTGTCACTTGCAAACAGAATGTGGCAGGCAATGTAAGCACGTGCAGCACGCTTTATCTGGCAGCCCGCAAATACAACGGAAGCTGGCTGGCTCACGTAGGTGCTACCCTAAGCAATCAGATATCCGTTCCAGCGACAGCCGGATACACCCAGTTTGCCGTCCGGGCTTATAAATCCGCGTCGGACGCAAACGCATGGAATAATAATTTTGTCGCTGAAAAAGGGGTGGGTGTTGCAAATGATGGTTCCATAGGAGCGACAGGAGCAACAGGGGCGTTTCCCCGTGACAGAGGCGTATGGGCTTCCGGACAGACTTACGTCTGGAATGCGGATTACCGGGATAAGGTCATATATCTGATAGGGGGAGTTTATTATAATTTCCTTGTAAAAAATTACGGCGCTTCCGTTACCGCTGCACCCACATCTGTCAACGGTGATTCCAATTGGGAAGCTATGCAGAAGTTTGTGAATATCGCCACTGACACCCTGTTTGCCGATGGTGCGAATGTAGCCGGCTTCATGTTCAAAGACAAGGTTCTCAAATCTTTTAATGACAAAGGTGAAACTCTTCTTATCAACGGTGTAACCGGGTATTTTAAATGTAAGAATGCAGAGATTACAGGAACAATCACAGCGGATAAAGGACGTATCGGTCCGTTCTCCATCGCTTCGGGAATATTGTCCTCAAAGATCCTTTATGAAAATGAAACAAATAAATACGTCGGTTTCAATTTGTCTGCCGGACAAATTGAGTTTTATAACGAAAGGACATTTGCAAACGTAAGAATCGGGGGAAACACGCAGTTTGTCACCATTGAAGGGATTAAGTATGATGCTGGAATTGACATACAGAGTCCAAATGCCATGATCGGGATGCACATCAAGACTCCGAGCATTCCTCTATTCGTGGAGGGAGGTAACATTTTCCTTCATCCGAACAATGACAGCTATGTTTCTCTTCGTGGCATAGTTGGCAACTGGAGGAATATCTCTGTCAAAGCTTCATTGAACAACAACGATGATAATGTGATGTTTATTAATAGAGACAATATAGAAGTGACGCTTCCTCCGGATGTTCCGGGACATACTATATACTTCAAACGTATGAGCGGCGGAGTAAGATTGACAGGAGGACGGATCCTGCCTGCTCCCGGAGGACAGGAGGTGTCTTATATTGATTTGGATTTTGCATCCGGCTTCATTAAGTGTATGGGTAATTATTGGGTTATGTTTTATTGCGGATAATTTAAATATAAAGTATGAGAATAAATTTTGCACAATTCCCTATTTATGATGGGATTAAAAAAGAAAAGCTTATAGCCAGTAACATCACTGAGGCCTTCGGTGACTGGATATATAAGAACGTAGCGGGCTTGAAGGCGCATCTCCTTGCGGAGAAAATCTTCAAGTCGACTGTAGATGGTGTGGAACTTGACGAAGAGGAGGTGGATATCATAAGACGCTCCACCTCCATGCTGCCCGGTCTGCTGGCGGACTCACTGAATGATTATCTGGATAAAAAGAAGGAGTAGTATGAAAGAATTATGGCAATTAATCAAGATGCTGTTCTCAAGCAAGCCGGGTGATTTTGATACTCCTGAGCTGCTTCCCATGAAGCATTATCCTTTCAAGAGATACCGTTTCATGATGTGGTGCGGACGGATGATATACCGTGCCGAGAACAAGGAGAACATAGATAGGTATATGCAGACCTATGCGGGTAAGGAAAGCTTGACGCACGAAACCATACACTTGCGTCAGGCACAGGTTATCGGCTCATGGGTAAAATACTACTGGCGGTATTTTGTCGAGTGGGTTAAGGGAAACCCTATCTGCCATCCTGCGAGTTCGGCATATTATACCATCTCATACGAAATGGAGGCGTATGCCAACGAGGGCAATTTGGATTATCCCGTGAACTACGACGGAAGCAACCTTTCCCGGTACAAGATAAAAGGTGGCAGGAAGAAGCTGTACAAATCGATTGGCGGCACTTCAAAAGCGTGGAAAACTTATATAAGAACTTTATAAAATTTGGATATTATGAGTGATTTGATTTTAGAAAATATAGTTGGCTTCAAAGCTGTGGATAAAAACGGCAACGAACAAAATGTGACAGTAGATGAAATGGTGGATATGGTTTCCACAAGAATGGTTATGGCTTTGTCTGAAACTTCAACATTTGCCGCCGCTGCTGCAACAGGAAATGACGTGTATGAGAATGAACTTCCGACAGTGACGGATGCCGCAAATGTAAGAGTTTTACAAAGTAGCGGAGATGCGGCAAAAATGACGATGCAGTCGCTTGCATCAAAACTGGGAGAACTGTTAGGGATAAATGATACGTGGTTAAGGTTCAGAGATGTTAGAAGCATAGAATCTCAAGACAAATTAGATTCTATGCAATATAGCGGAATCTACTTACTAACACAACCTTCAGAATTAGAATATGTCCGTAATTGTGTATTAGTTGTAATCGGCAAACCTAATATCTGTTGTATTCAGAATCTATATAATTATAGCGGAGATATTTATAAATATCGAGTGAAATGGTTTAGTAACAGTTGGGGTAATTGGCAAACCGTATCTTAGACATGATTAAAAAACGGGTGGTCCGGTACAAGCCGGTGCCACCCGATCCTGATATGCACAACGCCATGTGCGGTGCAAAGGTAATCCATGTTTCTAAGAAGCCAATACAAAAGACCTAAAATCTCCCCATTCCCCATTATAATTACGGCGGAAACCAACAACATCCTCACCTAGACGGAATGTCATTTGAATGACATATCCTTGTCCATCGTTAAAAACTATCATTATGGAATAATTTGAAACAACACTAATTCCGTTTCGTCCGAATACATGATACATTCCGCTTGCAGTTGCACTATTTACCTCTTCGTCTGTACTTAATATACCTTTGGGCATAAACGGGAACAGCTTCAAACTGTTCATTAGTCCTCCCAGTTCGTAGAAATCGCTAAATTCTTGTTAAGATATAGGGACTTCGGACAAATAAGGCGGAAGTGTTTCAGCTGTCTCACCATATAGATCTATATTCTCAATAGATTGAATAATAAATTCCGATCCCTGACCGTCTGTACCTACAAAACCTATCCATAACTCATACGTATCTGTTTCTGGATTACTGCCAAGGTACAATTTAACTTTACTGCTGCTGCCAACAATTCTAGTAACATTAATATTATTACGTCCGCCCCATTCTACAGCTAATAATACTCCTTTTTCGCTTGCCGGAGAAGCACCGAATATAAATGCTACATAATGATTGTACCAAACTTTGCTTTCAACTAACTTTTTGAATCCTTTAGTAAAACGTCGGCCCATTCTTTTCTTATCATTAATAGACATCAATCCGTCATTATTACCCGTAGCGTTTGGCAGAAGTCCTCCCAGCTCTCAACTTATGCTATTATTTTGTTGCTATTTGTTGCCAATCCCTTAATGGTTCTGTCGTTTCAATAACCGTTAAATCAATCATGGCTTTTATCTCCATAATGCCAGCTGAATTATCAGGGCATTCCAGCATGAAG